AACCCACGCGCCGGTCGCAAAATTGGTAAAGGGATTGCTGCTAAGCTTTCTAAGTTGGTTGGAAGTGGCGATTATGCGTCCAACACTACAGACTTGGCTGTCAACTCCCTCATTAAACCAGGCGCCAATCAGTATGCGACCTTTGGTGATAACACCAGTTGCGTCAGAATCCAACATCGCGAGTATATTAGAGATATATTCGCAGGCGCACCAGGCACCTTCACCACCACATCAATCGAGGTTAACCCTGGGTTACAGACCTCGTTCCCTTATTTGTCAGGATTGGCAAATAACTTTGAGGAGTATCGTGTTAGTGGAATGGTTTTCGAGCTTGTCTCGACAACATCTCCATATAACTCGATTTCTGCGATGGGTTCCGTTATTGCAGCTATGCAATATAACGCAGCCAATCCACCATTCACTACTAAAGCACAGATGGAAAATTCTGATTTTGCTATTAGTGCTCGGTTGGATAAATCGATCATGTATGGTGTCGAGTGTAAGGACTTAGCGACAAATAACTTGTACATACGTAATCAAGCATTGGACACCATCCCCAAAACATCAACGGATGTTGGGTTACTGCAACTTGCCATCCAATCTGGGATGGGCATAACCGCAGATTCCGTGATAGGGGAGCTGTGGGTGTCATATGACATTGATCTCATGCGTCCGCATATCACTACCAGATCTACTGGAGGTGACTATCAGATGCAACTTGTACTCGAGAGCGTTGTGTCGTCAACACAATATCTTTGCTCTGAGAATTGCTCTTTCATCACTAGTTGTAGGTCAGGAGTGTTCTCGACCGACAAACCAGTTATTTTGCCAAAATTTACCAACACGTTCGCCTCTGTGCCATTTCTAAGTCTTACCATGACCCCTGGAAATGTTTATAGAGTCGATGTGGATATGGATGTATCAACCGCCATTCCTGGCAATTATGTCCTAACTTTGGAGGGGTGTGCAATCATCCCATCTGGTACTTGGCCGGTTATGCAAGATAATACGAATGGTAGGTTGACAGCAACCACCTTTTATCGATGCACAACGTCTTTTGGGACTAATGATGTGTCGGTGTCGCTAATTGGGACCACATCTGCGAATAGTAAATGGACATTTAACATTTCAGCATGCGGCCCGTTTGATGAATTTAAAATCATATCACCGATTATGTAATTGGTGTGTGCTCACTCCAGTTTCGTTATTAGACATCGCGAGTCTTTAAAATGCGCGGCCTAGTTAAGTTGTACTAAAACGAACAACTACCCACGGCGGATTCATATCCGATATGTGGGATTTAACATATATCATCGGTATGTTAATGTTTATAATTTACGTGGTGTAGATAAATAGATAAACTAATAGACATCGTGAGTCTTTAAAATGCGCGGAATAGTTTGTGATTAGTGTACTAAAACGAACACAATCATATGCGTTAAGATTATTCATAATCTTAGTACATATTTACACTCTATAAGTGACGTGGGGTGGTCTGTCTGGGACAAAAATTGTTGTAAACAACAAACACATAAAGCAGGAATCGGAAAACCTTTTATTTTGAGTTTTAAGCGAACGGTTTAAGTACCAATCAAAATAATAAAAGAAGTCCATAGCAGCGAGATTAGGTAGTTGACGTCTAAATTAACAATTACAGTAACAATAATAGGTCTAAGTGAAATACGATGAGTAGTAACATACGGGCCAACAATAATCCAATGTCGAAAGCAAAGGTGCAAACACAACCCAGAAAACCCCCCCAAAACGATCCCTTGGTAGAGGAGCTTCTTTATGAAGCTAACTTCCGAAATTTGGACGCAATCTTTAGTAACAAAGTAGCGCCTCGTCCTAAGTCATTAAACAAACGTGACTTGGATGAGTTAAATCCATCATCAACCGTCCCTGAATATCCTTCCTTTCATACGGGCGCAGGCAATAACACCATACCTGTGCATACCAACATTAACCAAAGTCTGTGTGGACCAGTAACTAAGCAACAACGCCACGATAATAGTAAGCGTCTGCATAAAGAGGCGAAAAACCACCAGCACAGAAGACACACTGACACATCCTATGAGTCATCTGTTCCACCTCAATCATCCCAAAAGGCACCCGACCGCGATCCTAAATACGACAATCCGTGCACCGACTTTTTGTTAGGTCGATGCAAACGTAAGAATTGCAAATACTCTCATAAGACTGATGACACCACTACTACTGCACCGCCAGTTGTATCAAAGTTACCATGTAGAGAGTATCAACAGGGTAGGTGCTTTAGGGAGGCGTGCCGATTTTCACACCATATGGAAGGCGGTGACCAATCGGACACGTGTTCAATCGATTCCGTTAAGATCGATGTGAACGATCCCACTCCAGACCCCCCCGATGAGATCGGGGTTTATACGCTCTACATGCAACCACAGGCCACGTTAGGTGGTCTTGGATTCGCTGTGATTACGTTATTCCTTTCAGTGATTGTTTATTTATTAATTCGTTGGTATTTAAATGCAATCATGTTAGCTAATCTTGGTGCATTCATATGTGCATTATTATGCATAGGTATTAGAGTATGCACCAGCAAGCATAGAAGCAAATACGTTGTTGATAGTATTAACTATATCAACTTTCGTTATGCTATCATGTTTGTTGGGGAACTGTACTTCACATGGCATATAGTGTGGCTCGCTACATGCGTAATCATCATTGCTCTTGTTGCAGTGGTGTACCACATTAAGCACATTAGCGATAACACTGACTTCGACTATAAGGCTAGTACACACCCATCTGCCATCAATGAGACGTCTGCTCTAGTTAACGCTAGTAGCAAGCGTGATTATATGGCCGATTATGGGTACTTGAACGCCCGTTCAGTCAGCATCCCTAATAAATTAGTTGAGTACTTACGTAAGCATCGTAGTGGATGTAAACCTGAGAAGTTACAGGCCGTGTCGTGTATGGCCGCACTTAGTAGGGTGTATGAAACGTCCTCCGATGACGATATCAGGAATGCTTCCTTTTATCACATACAGTCGCAACTGAAACATCAAATTCAGTGCGACCACTATCTCCCTCCCACCACTGACACGATCGCCCATAAAACGGCATCGTGGTGGAGAGGAAAATGACTGCCCCTTACGTGGGAGATACTTCATTTCGATATGTGCAAGATACACGGTGATCGTGTAGATTACACCCCCCGATTTGAGTTCGACCACGTTTCTTGGCGTACTCGCCAAGGTTTAGGTAGGGGTGCAGTGTTTTGTGAGGATGGTAGGGTTAGGAGAGATAAGGTTGCGTGTGATCAACCTAAAGAGTATTACACACAATTTGGCCCGTGTTTTGGTCATTATGGCGTTAAAAGCGCATATGATGATATAAGCTACGGATTAGCTGCTGAGCGACTGACGGGGATGCGTTTCCCTGATGTGTTATCTGATGGGGTCACCGTGACCCACTCAGACTTAATAACCAACCAGCGTGTATGGTGTTCCAACTCTAGCGTTTTAGAGTGGGCACTTGATCTCAAGCAGCAAGTCAATAGTAATTATATGTGTATTTCATCAGATTACATTCAGAATTACATTGACGATGCCACTAAGGTTCATGTTAAGCGTGAGTTGCGGACGCGCACTTGCAAAGACAACCTTGATAAGAACCCTGGTCATTATGACGTTCATAATGATCAAACAGTTGGGTACAAATTTAAGCATTATGAATCACTGCCTTTCGGTAAAAGAAACCGGGGCACTTGTGATCTTGGCACCTCAGCCTCGTTAGTTGGAGGTTTCCTCCTTGATCATGTCAAGGATGGCTTCTCTAGTCCTTACGTTGTTCATGGATGCCAGGCAAAGTTTGTTAAACCCACTGGTAAAACATTGGATGAAGGGTTTCACGACCTTATACATCCTACCCACATAATGGAGTATGTGTATTACTCGGATGATGCGTGTGTAGCTATCAATTGTGTCGATCGGACCACCGGCAAGCCAACTATTTGGCGAGCTAATGTGGACATATCGGCCTGTGATGGTTCACACTTCTCGCCCGTCTTTAATACTACCAAATATATCATGGATAGCCCTCTTTTCACTGACGTTGTCAACGCGTTGTTTGCACAGTTGGAGAGGCCTTTAAGGTTTGACTTACCTAGTGGAGGGAGTGAGGTTCTCTTCCCCACAGGTCCACGATTATACTCCGGTTCAGTGCTAACTACAGTCGTCAATAACGTCGCTAACATGCTTATATTCCTCAGCCTATCAGGCATGTTGAATGGAAAGCGAGTGTATAGTGACGAATTGCCGCTAATGTTAGCTCTAGCGGCACGTACCGCTGGTTATGTGGTAACTTGTGACGTCTGCCTTTCCTTGGAACAACTACAGTTTTTGAAGCGCTCCCCATCTATTGTTGATGGCGGCGTTGTTAGTTGGTTGAACCTAGGGGTGTGGTTGCGTAACTACGGTTACAAGGAAGGAGATCTCCCTGGTAAACGCAGTACGCCCATGCCGCAACGCATAATGTCTTACAACGCTGGTGTTGTGGATTCTCATAAGCACGATGGCAACCATACCATTAGCAGTGCTTTCAGGTCCACAGTCCAGCACGTTGTAGACAGAGCAGTCGTTGAAGGTAGCTATTTTGGCGCAGCCAGCAATAGTGAGTCGTTCATTCCTGATGAGTGTTTAGCGTCACGTTATGACGTCACTCCCGAGGAGATAGCCGAGTTGGCTGATCTCATTCGGAGGAGCTCGCCTGGCCAAATCATAACATCCCCTGTCATTAATCGGATAATGTTAGTTGATTATGGTTTCAAGATAGAAACGTGATTGTGCGTGTCACATCGTAGTACCCTCGCTTGGTTGAAATAGCGGCACTATTCTAGTGAACTTAGTAAGATGG